AAACACGTTCTTGATAACCGTTTTTATATTTTAAAACTTGTTTTTCTGCTGTTAGCTCTTGAAAATAATCTGGTGTGATGGATGGATAAAAATGTATGTAACCTTTACCAATTTCTGCATCTTTTAATTTATTACTAAGTGTTGTTTTTATAACATCTACACCTACAGGAAAAAGCTGCACTCCTTTCTTCAAAGCTTTACCTGTGAAATTAATATCTACCTTAGAAGGTTTACCCAATGCAGCTTTACCTTTCTGACCAACACCTTTGATACCTATTAATCCGATATGTGATCTTTCTCTAACGTATTGATAAACCTCATGGGTGTAATGACCACCAGTATCAATCGCAGCACTTTGTATTTTTAATTTTTTACCATCTTCATTTGTATATTCTCCTAATAAAATTTCATCTAATTGTTTCCATACATCTGCCCTAGCAGGCGAGCCGTATAAAACTTGCCTATCTAATAAATACATTTCTTCTTCTCTACCAAAACCAAAAACAGACAAACTTAATCTGTCATCTTGCGTATCAATACCAACAGTTATAAACAAAACATTACTTGGAGGTATAGCTCTTTTATATGTTTCTTCTGCTGCTCTAATCATTAACGCATCTGCACCAACTTTTGCCTGATACTCATCTTCCCATGTCTCACCTAAAATTGTATTTATCCATGTCTTAAGTTGTTCTGGATCATCTTTACTTAGCAAAAACTCTTCTACAAGATTTGCCCAACTTGCATTAGGTGAATAAGAGTATGCAGCCCATATATGAAAACCAACGTGTTTAGATTTGCCAGGTGCTGTTGCCCTCCACTCACCACGTTCTACCATCCATCTTTTTTTATTGTGTGGTATTTTTTCTGCACAAGATTCGCATTGATAATGAACTGTATCAGGATCATCATTTTCCCACTTGAATTGCGCCCATCTTAGATATTGCATATGACCACAATGCGGACATGGTACATAAAAACGATTTTGGCAAGTTTGTAAAAACATTTTTTCTATACGAGAAAAATCTTTTACAGTCGGTGTAGAGCCAGAAACAATTTTACGATTCCAATAATATTCTGTTCTTCTAATACCTAGTTTTATTTGATCTCCCTCAGTACCAGCCGATGCAGGGTAGCCATCAATCTCGTCAAACAAAACTATTCTTCTGCTAACTCTTCTAAATCCTCTAGGTGAATTAGCACCTACTAAGGATAATGTTCCACCCGGAAACTGCTTTTGTAAAAGTGTATTCTGACCATCTTTTGCTTTTGCATCACTAACTAATCCTTGTAAACATTTTGTATCTCTCAACATAGGTGCTATTTCTTCTTTTGAGTAACCTGTTGCATCTTCTATTGTTGGTTGAACTACCATCATGGGACATGGATCTTGGTGTATGTGATATGCGATAACGTGATTCAAAATTTTAGAATATCCAACCCTAGCAGACTTCATAATTGTTATCTGTTCTATATCAGGATCAGTTATTGCATCCATCATCCCTTTTTGATATGGCAAGGTTCTCCATCTACCACCCTCTGCACTACTTTCTGCTGACAAATACGCATATTCATCTGCCCAATCACTAAGACTTAATTTCTTAGGAGGTTTAAAACTATCAAATGCTATTTGTTCTAAAGATAAAAGATTGCTCATGCAGCAGATAATTCTTCTAATGCTTCTCTAACAATGTCATCTATACAACTAACTGCATTTGTATCTAAATCTGGTAATCGTTGTTTTGCTTTAGATGATATTCCTAATAATTTTGTTCTTGCTGTTGTGATAACTTCTGTCCATTTTTGTTGTACTTCTTTCATAGGGACAAGGCTATCTTCTTTTTGTTTACGTTCTAACTCAAGCAACTCAGCTTTTAGATGTTCTGTTCTAGCTCTACTTTCTTCATACTCAGGTATAAGGTCTGTTGTTACAGAAGATCGCTTACGTTTTGGTGCAGATGGTTGTGGGTTAGTCTTCATCTGTCTAAAAGCAGATTTTTTATTCCACTCTGCAACCATAGTATCGCTGTTTATAACTATATTTCCTTGATTATCTTCCATTGCTGTAAGACGACCTTGTTTAATTGCCATATAAACCGCTTGTATAGTCACACCCATTTTTTCTGCTGCTTCTTTTCTAGTGATAAGAGCCATAGTGTAAATTCAATAATGCTATTTCTATTTACAATAGCGTACTTGTGTAAATATGGTATAATATACCGCCCTGATTAGGGTTAATAAATTCTAAATAGGTCGGTTTGTAAGCAATGTAAATACATTTGTAAATTTGTGCCTAGAAAAATTTTGCGCCACGAAGTTACC